AACCATCAGTAGAATCTACAGATATGGTTTTAGTAATACCTGTAATGTATGATGATAAGGAAGTAAACCCTATTAGGTTTCTGTTGTTTAGGAAATTAAGACTTTTATAATCAACAAGGTTTTCTGCCAAATCGACTGTGGCACCTTGATGTTCTTGAGAGATATAATACTGTTTTAGGAATTCACCGAATCTAGGATTTTCGGCATCAATGAATTCAGGTATTTGACTCTGAACTACTTCATGTATTTTTACTCTTGATAATGAGGTTTCTATCATTAGTATCCGCTACTGCTGCTTGATGAGGATGATGTAGATGAGGTTGTGCTTGTTGTTGTGGTTTGTGCCGACACACTTACATTCCCTTCAGGAGTGTCTGTAATCTGTTTGCTATTTACTGAATGTGTAGCACCTGTCATTTTATTACCACCAATCATTGTATGGAATTCACCGTAATATGGTTGACCATTTACATATCCAACTAAAGTTGTTTCAGTGGTGGTGCTAGTGACCACTGCTCCCCTTACCTTCTTGGCACCAAAGTAACTTGATTGTGGAAGGTATCTTGAACCTGATGTATCTGCTCCTGTGGAAATTGAATCCTCTCTCATGAAGAATGTGCTTTTGTTTACTTCAAACTGTAAGTACAATTCATTCTTGGCAAGAACATCGTTGGATTGAGGTATTACCTCAACCTCAATAATACCGTCTGGTTCTAATGTTCCTGTGATATTTACTGCATCAAGAACTATCTCACCCTTCTTATAATCAATTCTACCAAAGTTATTTGTAATCACCTTGACACTATCATCATTCAATATTTGGAATAGGAATATAGATCCAGAATCATCATCAATCTTTATATCACTGATGTAGCAAGTTCCAACCACATTAGATACAGTAAATCCAGTGGAGTGAATATTGTATTGAGAGTTCGCAGCATATATTTGATTTAGATAACAAACTTCATATTGAGCGAATTGATTCAATTTGGCATTGATATTTCTTCGCATTCTTACAAGTGTGATGTTAGATGTCACTGATGCATCAACACCATCAATAAGTGATAAAATCTTACTATATTTGAACCTACCGCCAAATTTATTCAACTCAGTGCCCGTGGCAAAAGTTGTGAGAGATTTTATTACATTTGATTTGAGATTATCTACATCACCAACAAAGTTTGAGTTGTAGTATATGTAAGAGTCTATCTCCACATATAAAAACTTGAGATCTACAAATGATGGAACTATACCAGCAATAGAATAATTCTTAAGTGAGTTCAGTAAATTTTTCTTTGTTAGTTCTGATAGGAATGAACCATTTTTTGGTTTTGCTGCTATAAACACTCTTCCAAACTGAGGAGGATTTAGTTCCTCCCCACCATAAGAACTGACTGATTCGATATTTGGATATATTGATGGCAAAAGTGCTTCATAATCATTAGCAGTCACTGCTCTGTGTTGTGCTGCATATAAACGAGGTGCGTAGTATTTTACTGACTCAACTGGTTCTATGTCATCACCATTCTCTGCCTTATTCTGTGCGGAGATTGATACTATGAAATCTGTTTCAGTAGCATTATTCTCGTTTATGACATTACCAACAAAATTGAATTTACTTGCACCATTACCTTCTTTACCATTTGTTTTGATATAACTTATATCAACAACATTACCTGATTCTAATTTTTTACCAAAGATATTGTCACCAAATAATACCTCATATTTCTCATCAGTTGTTTCTTGAAGTAAAAATATATTTGATGTCGATGTTACACCAATAATATTATCAACTAACTTGTAATCTACAGATGTGTTATCTGCTAAACTGTTTTTAACTTTAATATTGATTGTAGATGTATCTACTCCATTATTTGGTATTACATATCTCTCACTCGGATTGTTATTGTTTACAACAAACCTTGATGTCAAGTATTGTCCCTGAAATATCTCTATAGAACCTGAAGCAGTGCCCTCTTCCGCTAACATCGTAATTGATTCTGGAATAGAGAAAATGTAATTCACATTTGATATTGCACCATTACAAACTATGCCAGGTTGAATTGTAACTTGTTCTGTTGTAGATGTAAGACCTACAAAAGATAAGTTTATAGTTGCTCTTGCTGCCCTTCTAGAGCGAGGAACATATCCTATGTTTCTTGCTAATGATACAACATTCTCACGCAATGTAGCACTATCAATGAATGTCTCATTGATAGCCATGTTCGTATTGTATGCTGTCGAATATGAGTTATATGCAAGTATATTGATCAACGTAGATAGGTTAGACCCCTCAAAATCCATGTCTGAGAAGTTACTATTTTGTTTTATATAATTTTTGATTGAGGTCTTGATGTCCTCAAAATTTAAATTAGTAAATTGTTGGAGTGCCATTATAGTCTTGTTGGTTCAAGTAAAAAAGTAACTTCTTGAGAGGGTGAAGATAAACCAACAACATCATACTTTATAAAAACTGCAAGAGCATTTCTATCAGGATAATTATCTACTGTCACCTGTTGTAGTATGACTCTTGGTTCATGATTGGTAAGCACCATCTCAATCTCTGTTTGAATGGGTTCAATGTAATCATCATTTGCTAATTCAAATAGTGATCGAGTTATTCTCGTTCCTAAATTTGCGTTGAAAAATACTTCCCCTATCTGTGTGCGTACTAAGTTTTGAACAGCACGTTTTATAGCATCTTCATTTTTCAATGCAACAATATCCTTAGTTACAGGATGCTGTTTCATTGATAAAGATATATCCCTAAATGGTTGTGATGTTTTCTGTAGTGGCACTATTCCGTTGTGGAAGGAGTTCTCGGTATATTTATCTATTTAGAAGCAATAAAAAAGGGTTCTTGCGAACCCTACTCGTGACCGAGGTATCTAATCTCTACATCTTTGGGATGTGGCCATCCATTTGCATAAAACTCATCCGCAAGATCTTGGGTAATCTCTTCCATCTCTTCCTCCCCAATACTTTCATGAGTTCTCACCCCTTCAACGTAAATATCATACTTGTCATCCATTCTATATTTTGCATACTCAAACGTATATAGAAAATTATATTATTCTAATCTTCTCATGCCCTACTCTACACTTGGGGTCAATCCAAATTTCATACCCTGCTTTTTGTGCATCTAAACAGAATGATACATCCTCACCACACATGTCTTGAACCTCACCAGATTCAAATACTTGCATTTGTGGAGCAAACCAAGGATACTTCATCTGCTCATTTTCAAATACACCATGTTTGATAAGTAACCAACCAAATCCAGAATAATCAACTGTGAATGGTTTCCTTCTCTTTTGGATACCATCTAACATCTCATGGTTCATTACACCACCATTCTGTTTGAAATCTTCTTCTTCCATCCAGTGTGCACAAGATGTAGTCTGTCCATCCTCTGTGACGTACCAACCACCTGCGATGTCCTTATCCATCCAAAGTAATCTATAGAACTGTTCTAGACCGAATACGATATCGCTGTCAATCCATAACTGATAGTCATACTTCAATTTACCATCCCATGGTAGTTGATCAGGACCTCGGAGAACATTTGCCCCTAAACACTTACATCTAGCAAAGTTCACCATAGATGAATAATCTTGGGATATTTGTATAGTTCCACCCTTCTGTACTATCTCAAAAGCAAGTGATACAAAATTCTTGAGGTAGACGTATGATACCATTCTACCTGGTAAACAGAAAATAAAAGTTTTACCTTTGACTAATTCTCTTGCGGCTTCTAAATTAAAATCATTAGATTTACCTGTTTTACCACCTGTTTCTGGTGGAGTGGTGACCACCTTGAATCCTTTTGCCATTCCGAATGCGCTTTTCAATTCATTATACTGCGTTATTTAGTACACGTCAACTTGATACTTTCTGGAGAAATCTATTGCATCTTGCCAATCATTTACCATAGGCAAACCTTTTATATTGAGAGAAGTATTCAATAATACTGGACATCCTGTCTTTTCATACCAGCACTCCAATATGGGTCTCAGAACGCTTTCAGTTGACTCTGGGACTGTTTGTACCCTTGACGTATTATCAACGTGCACAGTGGCAGGAATATCCCTTGCACGAGTACATTTATAGACATATGACATATATCTT